TGATAATAAGAATTGCGAGTTAAAAAGACTGGAAGAAGAACAACAGCGTCAAGAACAACAGAACGAGTTCCAGAGTAAATTGCAAGCAAAGAGCGAGATTATTGAGAGTTTAAATACCCAGCTACGCCAGAAAACAGCTAATATACAGAAAAGGTTAAATGATGATATTAAAATTGATGACAGTTATAAGCCCACTCTGCCTGTTAATGGGATGCAACTCAGAGCCGAAGCCATTGCCAATATTTATTCCCGCTAATTTAAAGAGCGAATGCGAAGTATTGGTTGATAGCAAGCCAGTTAATATAGGTGAGCTGTTACAAGCCGATATAGAGTTGATTAGAATGTATGGCGAATGCGCAAATAAGCATAAAGCATTAATAGAGGTTCTTGATGCTAAACAGTGATTGGTTTGAAATACTAGCATGGGTATTATTATTTATAGCAATGCTATATATGGTATGGAGAAAGTAATGGACATCAAGAAACTCACAGAAGAATTGAAAAGAGACGAGGGCGTTGTTTTGCATGCTTATACTGACTCGCTGGGCTTCCTTACAATTGGCGTTGGAAAATTAATCGACGCACGTAAAGGCGGCGGCATATCAATGGAAGAAGCCGAATATTTACTAGCTAATGATATTAAACGCGTAATGAATGAACTAGATAGGCGTTTATCCTGGTTTAAAACGCAGCCTGATGGGGTTCAACGTGGTTTATGTAATCTTGCTTTTCAAATCGGTGTTACTGGCTTATTGGGCTTTAAAACCACTTTAATGCATATTGCCAGTGGTAACTATAAAGAAGCTGGTAGAAGTGCTAGGCAGTCATTATGGTATAAGCAGACTAAGGATAGAGCAGAACGCACTATTGCATTGATTGAAGCTGGGAAGTAGACGTTAAAATAAAGCGCTCAAATTAATTAGAGTCTCAAAATTCATAATATATTAACATCAAAGGTCTATCGGAATTCCGATAAGCCCCAGACATATAGTCCGAGGCGCACCCTTATAGGGCGGGAGAAATAAAAAGCCCCTATCAACGGGAGTCAATAAGGGGCTTAGTTCACTTAAGTATATAACTGAAGATTAACGTGCTTTAAGGCGTTAATCGAAAGTGGCGGCCACCATTAAGCCATTATACCACAACTACACAGGGACTTTCAAGTGTTTTTGTTTAGTAAGCCTTATGCGGTTAGCTAGATAGATATTATCCAACTCAACACGTTTAAGTTCTTCCCTAAGTAATTTATTCTTAGCTTTGGAGTATTTAACCTGTTTACGCAGTTCTGGACTACCTTGATTAATAACCAGTAGTTGTTCATAGCATGGCACTACATGCATGTGTTCTTTACGGTACCAGTGCATAAATCTCATTGGCATAATTAAAATTTCACTCCGCTGTTCTGCCATATCTTATCAGCAATAAAGCTATCATATAAGGAGAGCTTTGGTTTAGGCGGTTGTTTCTCTGCATGGCGTTTATTGCATAGCTTTCTATGCCTTTCGCTAGTTTTATACTTCTTTACATAATCAGGCATTTTAGTGCGGATAATAGTACCTACACGCTGCTTGCATAAACCGTTCATATCACCTATTTCTGCAAAGCTATACCCGTCTTTATACTCTTGCATTATTTTATTATCTCTTTCTGTGTTATCTGTAAATCTAGGCATATTCTTCCTTTAGTTGGTAGGGATGGGTGGTGTTGACTATCCACTCGCTTAATTTCACATAAATCATTATTATGTTATGCCCTGTTTCCGCAGTGCGCCGCCATCCCTGTAGTGTTATTTATTCCCGCCCTTCCTTATATGAATTATATTGTGCTGCTAAAAGTTTCTCGTTAGTTGCAGCAAACTCGCCAAAATACAGTAAAGCGGCAGCATCGTAAGCTTGTGCAGCTTCTTTTTCATCAACAAAAAGCCCAAGATGTTTATGTTTATAATCCACTTTAATATATGCAATCCATTTTCTAGTAGCTTTATGCCAACCTACTCCCTTAAATTTTGAAGTAGTGTTTTTTCTGAGTTTGGAGTTCTGTTGGTTTTGAGCATGGTTTGCCAATCTTAAATTACTTTTGGAATTGTTTAGCGGGTCGCCGTTTATATGGTCAACATGGAATCCCTTATCTGCGCTTAGTATAACGCGATGCATGAGTAAAGTTTCATCTCTTGCGTTTCTAGCTGCGCAACCCCAAGCGGAACAAAACCACTTCCATTGCATCAAATGGTCGTAATCATCGGCATCAACTATTGCGAATTTGCCTTGCGTAAGCGGTATCAATTTGGTATCTTGGGAAATATCCATGACGCACCTCCAGTGCTTTATGGTTGGGCAGTCGAGAACCTCATATTCTTGCTGCCCTTTATTTTTACCAATTTTTATAGCTATTTGCAAGACTTTAATTCCTTATTTTCCAAAGTTAACGACTCAACCTTCGCCTCAAGGCTGCGGATTATGTCTACCATTTCGGGTGCGGCGGCGATAAAAGCTGCATCATGGAATGAATTGGCAGTCGCAACTATTTCTTGGGGAGTTTCTGGGAAGTTATCATCATACACCGCATGTGCATAAATAATAACACCTACATCGCTCCAATTCCCTCCTGTAAATTGCGTCCTTGCCTCGTCTAAAGCATAAATATTCTTTATTTTATTTTCTAGTTTGCTAGTCATTTTTACCCGCTTTTATTTTATGCTCAAGCAATGTTTTCGAGCTTTCAATTACTAAATTAATCCCAGCTTTAACGCCCGATTCCCAGCCTTCTTGGTAAGCTTTTGTGATTGCTTCGCTAATAAGTTTTTCCATATCTTCTTTAGTCATTTAAGCCTCGCTGTTTGGTTGTGTTAGTTTTTAACTTCACTTTCTTTAGTCCTTTTTTTGCCGCATTCTTGCAAGCCGCATCCCATTGTTTGCGGACTTTAGCGTTTGTTTCATATTCTGCAGGCACAGCAACAAATATTTTCTGATTATTGCCATCCATGAACATCTGCCAATAATCTGTATTATAATCAGGCTTGATAGTAAAAACATCGCCATGCTTTACAATTTCCCTTTCTTCCATAGCTATTGGATAATAATTCATATATTCTCGCTGTTTGGTTCAGCTAGTTGCTTTGCTTTTTCTAGCAATCTTTCTGCCAATTCCAAGCTCCTTTTGCGAGTTTCAACATTTTTTATATGCTCGCTAACTAGCCAATCTTTAGCTTCTTGGAAAGTCTTAAAGAAACAAACATTTTCAGATATTCTATTTCTTCTCTCAAACTCGCCTTTGCGATAAAATTTCTCTACCCACACCGATTTATCAGTTTCCCTATTGACCAAAACTTTATTAATTTCGCCCATATAATAGTTTTTTGCTTCATAATATTCCATATCACTCCTTATCCGCGCTCTGGGTTGGTTTCTCCAATCGTTTTTGCATATCAACTGATTGCCTAAAACACACTTTTAAATGCGTTACTGGTAGTTGTTTGCCATCTGCGCCAAGATACACAACTCCCATCAAGTCGTTTCTATCGGCTTGAAATGCCAAAGCATTAAACCAAGGAATATCACGAAATCTAGCTTGCATAGAAGCGTTATCAATTACAAAATCACCTACATGCTTAACGGCGTATTTCTTTTCCTTTTTTGGTTTTTTCTTTGTAAGCTCTTCTTTTTTCTTTTTCTCAAATATTTTCATAGTTTCTCCTATTTCGCCTCTTCCACTAACTTCCTAATCTTCATTGATACATTGCCCTCAGTATCACGATTGGCAAGCTTTTTAATCTTTTCCTCGTGGTGGTGTTCCCATTGTATTTCACGGCGATATTTCTTTGGTTTTTTAGTCATTTATTCTCCTATAAAAGCTACTTGGTTAGAATCCACATACTCAGGTATAAAGCCTAGCTGTTGCAGGTCTTTCTTCCCCTCGCTCATACCTACCAACGTTTCAGCCCGTACCATGCGTTCTGTTATGTGATACGTACCAGCACACGTTGTTATTGCGGTTAGTAGTATTAAAAATATATTTGTTAGTTTCATTTGTTTTCTCCCGTTGTTAATCTTCTATTTCATTAATTTCCCAAATCTCAGGGTCGTCGTATCCTGAGAACTCTTCCAATGCTTTGGCTTCTGCGTCATCTTCATCATAAGCCTCTACAATTGTTATTTCATAATCTACCGTTACTAGGCGAACTTCTACCTCATACTTTTTTAAGACATCGCCTTTTTCATTGCCAAAGGTTTTATCAAGCTTTTGGCGTATTAGTTTCGTCGATTCGCCATAATATTTAGTTTCGTTTATTTCCGGCAAGACCTCTAGGTATTTCTTATGTATTTCATTCATCCCTAAGCCTCTTTTACGTTAATTATTTGTTTTTGTTTCTAAGATAAACTTCCCACGCATCGCCTTCTAGTGTGCGAATGACTGAGCTGATTTGAGCATCTAAGCCTTGGTCTTCTTCACCGCCGCCAATCATGTCATGCAGTAGCCTTATTGCTTCCTTGACGTTATCTTGTATCTTAGCCATATCGTCTAAATCATCGTTCTTAACTGCGGTATATTCCATTCTATCTAACATTCTAAGCCTCTTTTACGTTGTTAATATTCTTTTCAATTTCTTCATTTACACTTTGCGCTCTATCCAAACTTAGAAAAACATAAGTACCTATTAATAATGCGGCTAGTGTAGTTAATGCGAATATATCTGTTATTTTCATATTACTCTCCGTTGGTTAAATTAACTATTTTACAAGGTGGATTATTCTTTCTTTTCTCTGTTACAAACTCATGATGCGTCATAATAGTTTCGTATATTACTATGCCTGCAAGAGCCTCTGCAAACTTCCTATGCAGTTCCGGTACATAAGATTGTAGTATTGTGGCGCATTTAGCTTCAATACAATCAAGCAACTCTTGCTCTTGTTCCATTTTTAGCCTCCTGCATGCGTGCCTCATTTATATCTAACCAGTTTTGCCCTAATATTGGGTCTACCCTGCCTGTTTGAATACCTAGTGCTATATCTGCTCTTGCTTTCAAATAGCGTTCTATAATTGTGTTTTTAACTAGCATAAGCCTCCTGAACTGTATTGCGGATAAACTCTAATGTTTGGCTAATACCATTTGAATGCGGAACGTATTTATATTCCTTACCGTCGCTAACAACATCTGCGTCACCTGTATATAGTTCAGCCGCGCCAGTAAAAATAAATTTTTCAGCAGCGTGGTGCATCATATCAGTTACGTCACCTTTTTTATAAAGGTGATAAAATCTGTCATCTTGTAAAAATCTAATTTTCATTTTAATCTCCCGTTGTTATAAGTATATCTTACGTAAGTTTTACGTAAAAGTAAAGGGAAAAATACACTAAGGAGAAAGAATTATTTGGGTGTGTGTTATTTGGGAGACAGTTCACCAAGTGCTTTTTTGGCAGTCATTCTATACCAGTCTACATTACTAGATGCACCTAAAGCAAGGTTACGCAAAGCTCCTTCTAGCTCTGAAATGCGCTGGGCTTGGGTAACTACTATATCTTTTGACCATAAGCGAGGTTTAGGCAAATCTTCTTCCCACTTTGCGGTAATGTCATTTTCTGGGGGTGCATTAAGCCTTCTGCCGTCATCATGGTAAAAGTTATGGTCTGCGCCTATCCAATTATAGACATCGTCTTTGTTAATAATCTCCACCTTCTCACCATTTCTATTGCGATAAAGCCCCACCGAATCAATGCGAAAATCACTCATCCCCTCTCCTCCTATTTACCCTGTTGTTGGGCGGTTAATAATAAATTCATATCCTCTACACTTCTAACTACACCTGCTATAGCGCCCATTTTAAGCATCTGATTAATAAAATCCTGTTGGTGCATCTTAATCATACCCGTTGGAGTCTTAACCTCAGCAAATACAGCTACCCCTATTTGCTTTCCCACCATCTCAGGTGTTATAGTAACGGTATGTACACCAACTAAATCAGTAGTACCCACACCTAAGCCGTATCTAATAGTACGGTCTCCAATATTAGCAACACCTTGATCGTTAACGAATAGGCGGGTGTTACCTCGTGAGCAGTTAAGCCGTATGTTGTTCTGAATGTTTCTTTCTTTCACGCTTCCTCCCACGTGTTAATTTCACTGCTTCTCTTGTTATATTTATATGTTCTTTAGGGGAAATTAAATCTAAATGCTCAGGATTTATGCAATAATCATTATTACAAGTGCTCTTAGTAATTAAGTCATCAATAATCTCACCTACATATAATTGGAAAGCAAAGCGACGAGCATTCACACTTTTACGCCCATGATAAAAACGTAATATTTTGCGTTCTCTATCTGTATTTACAGACCCTGTCCAAATCCAACAACCAGTATTAGGCTCTAGAATATAATATTTATTAAATTTCTCCTCTAAACTTAGTTTCATCTCCCACCTCTTGCCTTATATATAATACCTGCCCAGTGGGTAGGATTCTTATAACCACGTTTAATAGCCAATGCTTTAAGCTCCTCGAACGTCCTAGCAGCGCCCTGCTCCTGTTTCTTTATTTTCTCTTCCTGTGCTTGCTGCTCCTTAATAAGCTCCAACTCACCAGCTATTTCCTCAACAGTACGTTCACGCCTTAAATTAATATGACCACACTCAGGGCATTCCTCTGCTGGTGCATAACAAGCCTTGCACTTCTCGCATTCCCTAACCGCTATAGTCGCTTCTTTAGCAGCTCTCGCTTTCTTTCCCTCTAAACTCCACTCAATAGGCGTATCAGGTAACCCATGCCGCTTAAAGTTATTTACATGGTCTAATATAATACAGGTCTTATCCGGTATATAACGCAAGCCCCTACCATTTCCTTGCCGCACCACAATTAAACTAGCGCTAGGTCTGCGCCATACTACACACTCAATAGCCGGTAAGTCGTAACCCTCCAATATCATAGAAACCGATACAACAACCAGCAACTCACCAGCTTTAAATTTATTGCTTATATCGTCGCTCTCTTCACTATTTAAGCTACTCTCTAAGCTCGCAGCAGGAATACCAGCCGCACAGTAAGCCTGCGCTACTTCCTGTGCGGCTTTAATAGAGTGAGCAAATACTACAGCGCGCTTTCCATTAGCATACTTCTTATACGACTCAATACAGTCACCAGTTATAGTGCTTTTCTCGTATAACTTATCTATACTGGCAGTAGTATACTCACCGCCTGCTTTTCTAAGCTGAGATGTATCTATTCCAGAAGGTGCATAATATTTATATGGGCTTAAACGCTTGTTATTAATCAGCCATTGCATATCAGGCGCTTGTATCATGTGGTTAGCATAAGCACCCAATCCTTTGCCATCAGTGCGCTCAGGTGTAGCTGTAAGCAGCAGCCTATAAGTGCCCTTAGTAGATATAACATCGTATGTTTTAGCACCTATGTTATGTGCTTCATCTACTACAACTAAATCAGGTTCAGAGAAACGATGAATGCGGTTAGCTAATGTTTTTGCCATACAGATATATATACGTTTATTAGGGTTGTATGGCTTGCGGGCTGCAATAAATCCAAAATCAATACCTTCTCTGGTAAAAGCATCAATAACATCACTGAACAACCGCTTACGGTGAACAACAAACCACGCTGTACCTTTAAGTGTGGAAAATATATCAGCCGTAAGCGTAGTTTTCCCAAAACCAGTAGGAGCTACTAATAGCACTGATTTATGCTCAAGAAGTGCCGCACGCAACTTCTCTTTAACTTCTATCTGGTCTGGGAATAACTTCATAATTAAAACAGTGGAATACTATCTGCTAGGTCATCAGCAATATTAGGATTGCCCTTATCTATATAGCTAGCCACTACATTCTTAGGTGTAAAGTCACCCTGTGCAGGCTGAGTTTTAATAGAAGCCTTGCCAGCCTTACCTTCAAAGTGACCCGCGCTTAGGTTGCCTGTGTCGTACTGACTAAGTAAGCCCATAGCTTTAGCAGCAGCTTTAAGTTTAAAATCCTGTGTGCTGGTGATATAATCTTTAATAGTCTTTGTTTTCTCGTCATCATCAAAGAAACGTAGCTCAAGAACTACCATATCATTGCCGCTGGATTTACTTACAGCGTCCTCAGCACTTACAACCTCGAAGTCGTAAATACCGTCTTTCCATAGTCCCGCTTCCGCCAATTCATTATCTGTTTTAGGTTTAAATTGCATTATTTTCCTTCCTTTATGTAGTTAATTATTTTATCCAGCTTATCCGAATCCATATCATCTAGCTTGTCGCACTTAGCGGCAGCCAGCCATTTATCCATAACTCCCTCTTTCAACTTATACGTCTCAAGAAGTATTTTAACCTCAGCTAACTGCTCAGGTGTGGCAAGTTTAATAGGCGCAGATACACGCTCAATAACAGCCCTGCCGTAACGCTCTGCAAACTCCTTGTATGACCACTCGAAGTTACCGCCATCAGGAAAACCCTCTAATCTGGATTTCTTAATAAATGCCTTTCTAGAATCGCCCTGTTTCTTAATATTGAGCGTAAGGTCTAATATATACTCCAGCTTTTCCCATGCATCATAAGTTACGCCTACCTGCTTCTCGTTAGCCCACTCTGCTTTTTCGTGAGCAATAAGAATAACATTCATATCCAGCCTATCTAACCAGTTAACTAAGCTGCGCTGATAAGCAATAGCTGGCTTCTTGCTGGCACCGAATGCGTCCTTATCACCTAAGCGCTCTGCTTCTTTAGCTATCTCGATGTTAGCGAGATGCGAGATACTATCTATAATAAGTGTTTTATATTCATGCTTCTCTGTAGCTAAAGCTTTAACCTGCTCTATAACTTCTTTGAAATTATTAGCCCCTTGCTCAACGCCTAAATATACACCGCCTGCACGGCTTAATTTATCTGTGTAGTGGTTACGTGTTGCACCAGCTTCACTATCTATATAATAGCAGTTAGGGAAGTCTAATGATGTGAACGTTTTACCTGCTCCGGCTTTGCCGAATATAATAAGCTTCGGCTTTTGTGGGCTAACCGTCTGTGGACATACTGCTTTTAATCTACTCATTTTCTATTTCCTATATAATAATCGTTTAATGCCTGTAATACCGTTAGTAAATCATCATATGCATCTTGAGTTTTTTCTACTACATACTCATCTAAGGCACACGCAACACGATGTTTAATAAAAGCTTCCTCACCAATAGAAGGTTTATTTAAATGCTCTGTAAAAGCATCTTTTACACCATCGTAAATAGCAGCTTGCACATCAGTATAATGCGGCAAACAACTAACGAACGCTTCCTGTGTTTCTTTTTTATTTAACATAATTTTCTCCTTGCTAACAACTTTATAACATGCTAAATTTCCGTAGTCAACTAATTTTTTAACACAGGAGGAAAATAAATGACATATTCAGAAATGATTAAACAAGCCCGCAAAGACTCTGGCCTTACGCTAGAATATGTAGCTGAGAAGCTTAATACAAGCGCATCTTACTTGCATGATATAGAAAATGGAAAGACTAAAACGCCTAAAATGACATTACTTACCCAGTTAGCAGGGTTCTACTATATGGATAGAGACAAGTTATTAGTAGCAGCCGAAAGAATACCTGATGATGTGTTTTATAAAATCATTCGTAATCCACAATTAATTCAGGTCATCAGAGATGCAAACGTTTAACCAAGCTGTTACTGATTTTGGTATAATAGCTAACCATATACCTGATGACGGAGTTATATATCGTTATCCAACTTATGATAAGCCGCGCAGCCTGAATGGCTGGGCTGTCTTATTCGAGGGCGCAGAAGGCGGAGTATATGGAGATTGGCAAACGGGGGAGCAGTGCAACTGGCAAGCTGATTATGCTGACCCCGTTCGATTAAAAAAGAGTAGAGAAGATTTTAAAATAAAGCAAGAAAAAGCTTATGAAGAGGCCGCACAAGAAGCTAACAAGTTATGGAATAACTATGATTTAGAAGGTGAGAGTCTTTATTTAACTAGAAAGAAAGTTAAAGCCCACGGTATAAGATTTAATAACGGCCTTATAATAGTGCCGTGTTTGCGGGATAATAAAATAGTTACATTACAGACTATCTATCCAGACGGATTTAAAAGCTTTATGAGCGGTGGCGGATTTAAAGGCAGTAGTTTTGTTATACAAGGCGATAATAGCAGAATTATTATATGTGAGGGCTACGCTACCGGAGCAAGTATATATGAAGCTACCGGATTTACTGTAGTTATAGCATTTAATGCTGGTAATATTCCAAATGTAGCTAAGAACTATAAGGGTAAGCCGGTAACTATAGCCTGTGATAACGATGCGAATGGAGTAAGTGTTAAGTTTGCTAAGAAGACGGAATTCCCGCATATTATGCCAAAAGAAGTTGGCAAAGATTTTAATGATATAGCCAGAGATATACCAAGTTATTTCTTTGATTTATCACCGGCATTTAGTTTAAAGCATTATTTAGAAGATAAATCACCGATACCTGTAGATTTAATATCACCACGTATATTAACTCCTAATGGTTTAATGGTATTTGGTGGCGCACCTAAAGTCGGTAAGTCTGATTTCTTAGTTAATATGCTAGTTGCTATGGCAGGTGGTCAGCAATTCATGGGCATGACTCCAGCTAAGCCTCTGCGTATATTTTATCTTCAAGCAGAGGTAGAGTATCACTATTTAAGAGAACGTTTAAAGTGCATTGAAAACGTAGGTTCAGAGGCTGAAAATAATCTTTTCATTACGCCGCACTTAAAGATGATTCTAAATTCAGATGGTGTTCAGCGCATAGCCCGCACTATTAATGCTCATTTTAAAGATGGTATAGATATTATAGCTATTGACCCCCTAAGAAATGTTTTCGATGGCGAAAATGAAAACGACAATAATAGCATGATGACTTTTTTAAGAGAGCGCATAGAGCTGCTAAAGGAGCTTACAGGTAATCCTGCCGTAATAATAGCCCATCACACCAAGAAAATAAGTAAGGAAGCATTGGTTGAAGACCCGTTTCAAAGCCTCAGCGGTGCAAGCGCATTGCGTGGATATTATACTACAGGCATTATTATGTACCGCCCCGAAGAAACCTGTTCAGAGCGCAGAATAACATTTGAGCTTAGAAACGGTGCTAAAATTGATGATAAAAATATAGATAAAATTGAAGGTAGATGGTGTCAGATTGATAAAGAGTCTAGCCGTCTAGTAGGCCAACATCATGGCGAAAGATTAGATGCCGAGCGTCTACGCAAACGTGATGCTATACTAAATATTATAGCCACAGAAGCCGAAGAAAAAGGTCTGTTATATACTTCCAGACAGTTCAGAGAAACGTTCGAGGGACGCGATGGATTAGGTGGAAATACGACAATAAGAGATAGAATTAGCGTTCTTGCAACTAAAGGATATATTAAATTTCGTAGCATAAATGCAACGCACGGTGTGAAAAATGAGCTTATTATCGAAGGTATGCAACTTTTAGACACTATAACAGGGGAGCTGTTGCCGGTGAGTGCAACCCATTGTAAATCAAAGACAAATGGACGAATTGTCGAAGACCCGAACCCAGATACGTGGATTTACGAAAATTAACTAATATTCCTATATTTAATTAAAATATTAACCTTTTTTAAAAGAGGGGTTGAAACCCGCATGAATACTGGGGTGTTTTTTTAAGAGCCGCGCTGGCTGGGCTGGGCGCGCTAGTACCTCGTTTTTAGGGTAAAATAGGCCTCAAAGTGGCTGTAGCTGGGCTGGGCGTTTTTTGCCCGGGTCTGGAAGGCGCAGAAACCCTAGGTCGTGTTTTTGAAAAGGCCTATGGCTGGGGCGGGCGCTCACTTCTAACACCAAAATGCATAAGTCGTTGAAATATAAGGGAAATGGGTGGGCAACTTTTGTTTTTATTTTTGGACTATGAAATCATAATGCCCGCCCCTATGGCTGGGGCTTTCAGAGCCTAAAATAAAAAGTTGTCAGTACACCTTCCCCCTAAAGGGGGAAGAAAACCGCTAGGGTTTTTCTTTTCCCCCTTAGAGGGTAATTTGCGTTTTCTGTATAAAAGTTTCATAAAGATGATATAAATAAATTCGCAAGTAGCGAAAATAATTATTGACTAGCTAGTTTTGTTACGCTATATTCAGAATACAAACAACGGGAGAGGGAAGTGGATAGATTAAAAGAAGATTACCTAAAAGCTTTGGTTGACCACATAGGGCGTGTTAATTACCAAATAGGTGGAAATGATGCTACCGGTTATGGTGGTAGCCCGAACAATCAAGCTTTACAAAAAGAGCGGGAGAGTTTGCAAAAAAGGTTTAATTTGTTTTTAGATTCAGAAAAGGTAATGCCTAGATAAACAATAACCCAGACTTGGGTGGGGAGTGAGTAAGATGGGAGTAGATTTAACGTTGGGCGTAATGGACTGGGAAGATGATAAAACAGCTTATTGTTTTTCACGTTTAAATTTAGAGCGCCGTAGAGAGTTGTGGCCTGAAATTAACGGAAAGCCTCTAGGCAAGAAGGTAAGTGGTTATTTTAAAGATAATTATGGCGAAATCACAGAAGATTGTTATGGCGGTAAAATTACATACTTAGAAGCTGGAGAATTGCTTGAACTGAAAAACCACGAAAGTGTCAGAGATAATTTTACTAACAGAGCTATTTGGGCTTATTTGGCTGAGTTGCCCGCAGACCACAAGATTATTTTATACTGGAGTTGATATGAAAAACAACAATAACGACATAGACCAATTAATGGAAGAATGGCTCGAGGAATTAGAGGTGGAACATGCGCAGAGTATGGCACGGTTACGCTCTTTGGGTGGATGGCTCTTAGTGGGATTCGTGGTTTGGTTAGCGTTTGTGGCAATTAATTGGTAGGTGGGTATGGAGCCTGATTTGAACAGAAGAATTGATGAGGCTATGATTAAAGCTGATAGAACCTCTAAGGAAGCAGAAGGTTTATTGGATGGCCTAAAAGACTCGAAATATTATTACTTTAAACTTGGTTACGATGCAGGATTAGAAGAAGGAAGGAAAAATGAATTTAGAAGATATTAAGAAACAAGCTAAGATTGCTGAACAATGGCTAGAACTCGGGGCTTTTTATACTGACCAACTCCCTTTCCCTAAAGCACTCATTGCCGCCGCTCGTTTATTAGAGCAGGTTGAGGTTGTAAGAAGTGACGAAGTGAAGCAAATGGGAGATTTGTTAGAGGTTAAATATGGAGAGCGTGGGGAATTTACAGATTATATAAAATGTAAAAACGATGGCGGCCTTCCAGCAGTAACGCTTTCAACGCGAGTAATAATGCGTAACAACAAACCAGCTATTTATTTACCAAAGGAGATTGCAGAATGAGTGATTATATAGAAGATGTTATCTGGAGGTGGAATAAGGCTTGCGGTAATATGGCTGGTGTTCCTACGCAGTTCTGGAATGACTTGAAGTGCTTTCTAGCCTCTTTATTTGGGTTTGCTTTTTTTATATCAGTTCTGCCGCTAGTTCTTCTAATTCCTATTGTATCAGGCGTTTATTGTATACTAGGTAAATTAAACCACAAATGAAACAAACACTCAATCAAGCGAGGGAATATGACTGATATAGAAAATTGTCCATTCTGTGGCAAGCAACCAGAGTTAAACCATACCTTTGGCAAGCTGGTTATAGAATGCAGATATAAGAAATGCACAATTAGACCAAGTACGTGGTTGGCAGTATCAACAGATAAACTCAAAGTGGTTATCAAAGCTTGGAACACACGAGGAAAGATATGAAACAAACACCAGAATTTAATAGGCATCGGCATAATAAATTAATTTGTTGTGATTGCAATGAACGCCATGCAGAAATTGGTTCGATTGCATGCAGTCATTGTAACAATAAGACGAATAAAATGGTGTTAGAAAAAGTTAGTAAGGAAGCCAAGCTGCAACAACGCATTGCATCGCTTGAGGAAACTTTGGCTATAGCAATGGGGGATATTGTCTATTTAACTCATGAAAGAGCCGATAAAGACCGCTTTGGCGACACAATACACGCAATTGAAACTCTTTTAAACAAAAAGGATACCCATGATAAATAACGTACTGCAAGAAATTAGGGGAGCTTTAGCTATGGCATGGAATGCACTTGATTGGTACACCGAGAAAAGTGGTCATGAAGCATGCGTGAGTGTAGGTAAGGCAATTAAAAAACTCGATGCTTATATCGCTGATAATGGGTGGTTGCCGATTGATTGCGCACCGAAGGATGGAACATTGATTTTAATCTGTTTTAAGAGCGAACTACTGTCTGTATGGTGGCAACAAACTACGTTTTGGAGCAATGAAGAATGCTGGGAGGGCCTGCCTAAAGACATCATACCCACCCACTTCCAATATTTACCCCTCCCACCAACAGGAAACACTAACAAAGGAAAGTAATGGATATTAACAATGCAAAACAAATACTCTATATGGAAGAGCGGAGAGAATATACTAAGAATTGTTTTAAAAGGCAGTTAGATGAAAACATCGCTAGAATTGCGGAGATAGCTAACCATGAGTGGATAAAGAGAATGCCTCTAGTAAGGAAGGTAGACGAATGCTGTGAGGATTTCTTAGAGCGGGTAGAGGATGAGAGGTTGGTAGTTATGGTAGAAGAAAGGCTTTTGCAAGGATTTAAAAAATCTAAGGGGTGGTTTTTGATAGACCAAGACAAGAAACAAGAATATAGGGAAGATTATATCGGAAGCGATAGAGACTACCACTATGTGATAAAGCGGGTAGAGCCTACACCATACGAATCATTAACCCATCTTTTTAACGGAGCGTAGGATGAGATTTGAAGGACAAGTATATATAGGCGAAACACCAGTTAATGAAATTAAGCATGGTGATGTTATTACTTACCGCGGTAAAGATGGTGGTGAGGGTGTTATGGAAATTGACCCGATAACTAGGAAAGTAAAAATACCAAAAGCATTCCAGAGATTTAGAGCTGAAGTTAAAAATGGTGTGGTAGAATTAAAGATTGTTCCTTCTGAATTGGCGGTATCCCCCATTAAAAGGAAACATAGCCACGTTAACAAGTATGAGAGAATAGGGAAATAACATGGAACAAATGAGTGCCATAGAACTGTCTTACTACATTTCAGAGCATTACCCGCATTACGGTGATTTAAAGCTAAGGAACTGGCAACAAGTATATGAATATTTAATAACGGGGAAAATAACATGATAGACTTTATTGAATGGCTCTTAGGAGCGATAATAGTGACTGCGTTTCTATGTGCAGTTGGCGCTTTATTCGGTGGATGGGGATTAGTCCTTGTAATCACTGGATATTTTATATTAGGGGCAAGATACTAATAGAATCTTTATGCAGATAAGCGCACCCTTAAACTATGACACACGAACAAATAATTCAGATGTTGTTGAGAATCCACTTCAAACTAGCAATGGTTGCGAGATGATTAAAGTATTTACAAAGCGTGAAAGATACCGTATAATATTGGAATTATGGAAGTTATCCCGCAACAAGATGTAACCATTGGTGATAAAATCACACATAACGGCGTTACCTACGTTGTTGATGAGCATTTCTCACAAGGTAAAGATTTAGTGGGTTCTAAATATACGCATATTATGTATTCAAACAAAGGTGCATTTGGGATGGTGGAACATGTTTAATGAACAATTAATTGACAGTTACCCGAACTGGGAAGAGCCTGTTTTCTCTATTAGGGAAGATAATTATAGAGTGGATTACAAGAGTAAACAAACTGATAGAAAGCTTGGAGTAGAATTGCCAATCAAGTCTTTTGAAACTACAGACGAAGCTCAAATAGCTGCTTTGCATAAAAGTATGAATATATGTTTAAGCGATATGATAGGACAGGTAGAAAATGCTTAACTGGATATTAAAACCATTGCGTCCATTAGCTAGATGGATATTGTTTAAGTCCGAAAGAACGGATGACTAGTATGTTAAAAATTAACCAGTATAATCAATAACATGGCAGCACGTACAAGAAAAATAACATTAAGCGATGAATGGAAAGAGAAAATACGCATCTCCCATATCATAAATAGATTATCACAAAGCTTTGATGGTGAGCTAGAACTAACTGCAGACCAGATAAGAATAGCTGATATGTTGTTAAAGAAAGTTGTCCCTGATTTAGCTAGAGTAGATGGAACTATGGAGCATAGCGGCGAAATAGATATTATAAATGTGGTAAAGAAACTAGATGGACAAAGCTCAGGCTTACCAAAGATTGAGTGAGTATTTAGGCAACCAGCAATGGCGCTTAAACAACCTGTACCATATACGCAATAAGGATGGCCAGAAGACGTTGCTTAAGTTCAACTGGGCGCAGCATTCTTTTATGAGGGCTATTTGGTACTTCAATGTTATCTTAAAAGCTAGGCAGTTAGGCTTTTCTACAATGATTACAATATACTTCCTTGATTGTGCTTTATTCAACAGCAACCATAAATGCGGTATTATTGATAGCGGTATTGATGACGCTAAGAAGAAACTTAAGATGATTAAGTATGCTTATGACAATATCCCTGACTATGTAAAGAATGACCCTAATGTTGGTTTGCCTAACATGACTACAAACGCTGCAGAGCTGGTTGAGTTTGATAACGGCTCCGGTATATCAGTTGGAACATCACATCGTGGTGATACATTGCAGAAGCTATTGATTAGTGAATATGGTAAAGTATCAGCAGCTACACCAGAGAAAGCACGTGAGATTAAAACAGGTGCGTTGAATGCTGTTGGTATTGGACAGCAGATATTTGTAGAATCCACAGCAGAAGGTAAATCAGGTGAGTTCTACGATTTATGTCAATCAGCTATTAACCTAAACAATATTGGCAGGCCTTTAAGCAGGTTAGAGCCTAAGTTTCATTTCTACGCATGGTTTGATAATCCAGACTACCAGTTGAGTGATGAAGAAACACTTGGTGTTGTTATACCTATTGGAACAGCTGAGTATTTAGCTAAGTTCCCTCAGCTCACAGCTAATCAAAGAGCTTGGTATGCTGTTAAAGAACGCTTGATGGGTGAAGATATGAAGCGTGAGTATCCTTCAACACCTGCAGAGGCGTTTGAAGGCTCAATGGAAGGCGCTTACTACAGCAAAGAGATGGCTCAGGTGAGAAGGCAAGGACAACTAACAAACGTAGCTTATGATAGCTCTTATCCTGTTAATACCTATTGGGATATTGGGCAAGGCTCAGACCAGATGTCTATCATCTTCTACCAGAAGATTAACAACCGCCATAACGTTATCAATTATCATGAGTCTAGCAATGAAGGCTGGGCTTTCTATGCTAATCTGTTTAAATCATTTGGATATACATACGATACGCATTACTTCCCGCATGACGGCAATAAGAAGATTATAGGTACGGAAGTATTCACAACTAAGCAATTAGCTGAGCAGGTAGGTATTAGACCGATTAAGATTGTCCAAGTTACTAAGTCAGTGCATCTTGATATAATGAACTATTGCAAACCTTTGCTTCCTAATGTATGGTTTGATGAGTCTAAGTGTTCGTTACTGATAAATAGGTTAGATAATTATTCACGTAGATGGGATAGAATTAACGGTATGTGGTTGAATGACCCTAGACATGACGAAGCATCTCATGGTGCTGATAGTTTTAGAACTATGGTTATGGCAATACACAGCCACAAAGAAGAAACGGTTGAAAAGGTAATACCTCCCGGGTATTTTGCTACAACATCATACAGTCGTAGGAACTAATGGCTAAAGAAAAACTAGCAGAAAACAAGATAGTCAGTGACATGCTGAAAGACTTTAGGCTATCTGCCGACGCTGAAGCTGACAACAGAACACGCGCATTAGAAGTTCTAGACTTTACAAGACCCGGTGCTGACCAATGGACTGCTAATCAAGTTAAAGCCCGTGGCAACCGCGCTACATATTCATTCAATCAACTACCTAAGTTTGGCCGTCAGGTTATTAACGACCAATGGCAGAACGCACCACAGATTAAATATATCCCTAAGAACGGAACTAACGTAGATAAAGCTGAATTACTTGAAGATAAGGTTAGAGAGGTTCAAGCTAGTGGAAGCGCACAAACAGCTTATAAGCTAGCTATTGCATCACAGGTTAATATCGGTTGGGGTTATTTCGCATTCGGTACATGTTACGATAATGATGAGAATAACGACCAGAACGTATATATCCGTCAGATAGAAAATACATTCCAGATTTATGATGACCCTACAACAAGAGAGCAGGATAGAAGCGATAGACGCTTCCTAATTGAAATTGAGGATATGCCTCGCTCTGAGTTCAATTCAGGCCATGAAGATGTAGAATATTCTGCTAGTGACTTAGTGTCTATTGGTGATGATTATCCTGATTGGGCTAATGTTGGCAAAGATATTGTTCGTGTAGCGCATTACTGGCGCATTGAATATGATAAGTCTAAGCTTTGGTCACATAAAGAAACCGGTGAAGTAACTAAAGAAAAGCCTAAGAACAAAGACGACTACAATGAGCGCGAGATTAAGAAGCCGCGTGTAATGTATTACAAATGCACAGCATTAGATAAGCTTGAGGAAAGACAATGGGAAGGCTCTTATATTCCATTCTGCTTTGTTGAAGGTGTTAAGACCATTGTTGATGGAAAGGTTTATTACACTGGTATCTATGAAGATATGCTATCAACTCAGGTGTTGTATAACTACGCAACTAACACAGCTATTGAGCTTGCAGAATCTGCACCTATCTCTCCGTTTGTAGGAGATAGCAGAGCATTTAAAGGCTTTGAAAAGTACTACGATGAGGCAAATACTAAAAACTTCGGCTATTTACCTTATAACGGCGTAGGAGATAACGACCAGCCTATCCCGCCACCACAACGCTTACAAAACTCTGCTGACCTTTCCAGTGCTGTTAATCTTATCCAAATGGCTGAGCAAAACTTCTATGGTACATCAGGTATTTATCCAGCATCATTAGGACAGGAGAGCAACGAAAAGTCTGGCAAGGCTATTATTGCCCGTCAACGCGAAGGTGATGTATCTACATCTAACTATTCAGACGCATTTGCACGTGCTTTGCAATATGGTGGCGTGATATTCAAAGATTTAGCTAAGAAGATTTATGATGGTGCGAGAGAAATACAGGTAATGAGCGAGGATAAGAAAACCCGCTCAGTTAAGATTAACAAACGCTACAAAGATGAAAAGACTGGCAAGCCAATGCATTTCGACCTCACTGAGGGTGATTACGAGGTAATGGTTACAACAGGTGCAAGCTATACAACTAAGCGCGAAGAAGCTAGGGAAGCACAAATACAGCTATTCCAAGCAGCACCTGCCGCAATGTTGCCTGCTTTACCTATGATTATCCGTAATATGGATTGGCCGGGTGCCGATAAAACAGCAGATGCAGTTGAACGTGGATTACCACCTGAGCTTAGAGACCCTGAGCAGATGGAAGAACAAATGCGTGATATTCCACCTATTGTTGCTCAGCAATTACAGCAAGCTCAGCAGATTATTGAGCAATTAGGCGCTCAGTTGCAGCAATCACAACAGGAATTAGCAGATAAACAGGCAGATTTACAGCTTAAAGACGCTGATTTGCAGTTGAAACAGCAAGAATTGCAGAAAGATATGGCAAGCGATACCATGAAAAACCAGACTGACCAAATGAAATTACAGGTTGATATGGCTAAAAACCAGCTTGAAATGGAAAAGATAGCGTTTGAACGTGAAAAGCTAGAGTTAGACAATACACGCAGAATGGAAGACTTCCAGCGCAACCTAGAAAAAGTACAGGGCGAAGTAGAATCATTAGCTCAAGATACAACATTACAAGCTCAGGAACTATCAGAACAAGATGGCGGCATGGATGAAGAACAGGCTCAAGAGTTGAATGGGCAGGTTGAGGTTATTGGTATTCTTGCTCAGCAAGTAGCTGGATTACAGCAATCATTTGAACAATTCGCAGTTGCAGTTAATGCTCCTCGTCAGATAGTACGCGACCCTAATACTGGTTTAGTTAGCGGCGTTGTTACAGTGTAGGTAAATATGTTTGGAGGCTTCCAAAGTAGCGGATTCCAGAGCGGTTATCAAATTGTTATTGCTGGCAATGTAGCTCCAATACCTGCTTATAATGGAAACAGCATTGAAGAATATAAATCTTCAGCTCATGAACTGGCAAGAATAGCTAAAGAAACAGCATTCTATGCTAATAAAATCCAAGAGACTAAGAACGAACAACGCGCCATTGAGTACAAACTTGATGATTTAGAATTTCGCAGATTAAGAGATTTAGCTGACGAGCAAATGCAACTAGAGTTGTTAATGTTGCTGCAAGAACAGCAGAGACTGCAGCTATTACTGATTCAACTACAGCAAAAAGAATTAATGATACTGAGAGACGAGGACGATATTCTCACTATCTTAATGAGCCTACCATTCTACGCTTGACAAACCCAAAACATAAGGAATATAATATGAATGAAGATACAGAAGTAGTTATCGACTCTACGGTGACACCAGATGTAACAGACAGATTTGAGGTTGAAACTAATATAGAGCCTGAACCGAAGCAAGAAGTAGCCGAGGAAAGCCCTAAAGAAGTTATCGACAAGCCAGAGACGGAACCTAAACAGGAACCGCAAGAGCCAAAATCTACAATTTCCCGTAATGCACAGAAAAAGGCTGCAAGAGAGCTTTTAATTCGTGAGAATGCCATAAAAGATGAGCGTATTAGACATCTTGAAGCAGAGTTCGCTAAATTAAATCCTCAGGAGCCTAAGCCAGAAGTTAAGCAAGAGCGGGATTACTCCAAAGAACCTAACATCACAGATTATGAAGATGTCTTAGAATACAACCGCGATATTGCTAAGTATGAAGCACGCCAAGCATTCCAAGAAGAAACATCTAAGTTAAGTAAGCAGAAACAAATTGAAGCTTTTGAAGAGAAAGCGGATGTATTGAGAGCTGAAAAACCTGATTTTGATGAGAAGTTACTAGCAGTGCGTCAAAGCGGTTTAGTAGAGCCTCAAGTAGAAGATGCAATTATGTCTTCTGGTATGAGTGCTGAAGTTCTTTACCATCTAGCGCAATATCCTAGTGATTTGGTTCAATTAAGAGGTCTTCCAAAAGAATTACTGCCTAAAGCTATGAAGACTATTGAAGCTTTCATAAAACAGGGCGCAACAGTAGAAGAAAAACCAAGAGTAACAAAGGCACAACCTCCAATTACTCCTCCGGGCAATACAGCTAAAACCGATAGGTCTATAAACTCGTATACTCAGGAAGAAATAGAAAACATGCCTTTGGATGAATACAACAAACGATTTAACGTAAAACGCTAGGTGGGTAAAATCCCCTAGCATAACAACTAGGGGACTGCCACATGCCGAATATTGTACCAATTCAAACAATCATTGCTAAGCGTATGCTTTCAAGATTGCAAAACAAACTACCAATGACAACTTATGCTAATAAGGATTTCCAAGCCGATTTAGCTAACCGTGAACGTCGTGACGGTGGTATCATCAACATTACTAAACCACCTCTATTTGATGTGCGTTCTGGTGAGGTTATGGAAGTTCAATCAACTGTAATTCCAGCTATCTCAACAAACTTGAACATGTTTGGTGTTGATATTTCTGCTTCACAACTAGACCTACAGATTTCTTATGATGCTGTAGAACAAGGTATGATTGACGGTGTTCTAGACGGTGCTGCGGCAGCTCTTGCTGCTAAAGTTGAGTCAGACGGTTTCAACCTAGCTCTTAAAGTTGCTAACGTAGTTGGTACTCCGGGTACTGCAGTTACTGACCCGGGTGTTTTAGCAACAGCTGGTGCTTTAATTACATCTAACGGTGGTTTGATTGGTTCAAACACACGTATTGGTCTATTGAACAGCTTCCAGAATGCTAACTTCGCTACTGGTGTTAAGAACTACTTTAATCCAACAGGTGTTGTAAGCAAAGCTTATGCTGACGGACGTTTGGGTGAAGGTTATGGCTTTGACTTGTATGACGAGCCGGTTGCTTCAACATTCACTTCAGGTACATACGGTGGTACTCCACTAGTTAACGGTTCATTGCTAGGCGGTGGTAACGTTATCGTAACTGACGCATGGACTGCAGCTTCATTCTTGAACGTTGGTGACACATTCACAATTGCTGGTGTATTTAACCGTAACCCACAATCTAAAGCGTCAACAGGTAACTTGAAGCCTTTTGTAGTAGCTGCTTTGTCAACTGCTGATGGTTCAGGTAACATGACAATCACTATCGGTGAAGATGGTATTATTGCTTCTGGCCCACGTCAGAACGTAGTAATCACTGCTGCAGCCGGTGCTGATAACTCACCACTAACTGTTACATCTGGTGCATCAAACACAACATCAAAACAATCATTGGTGTATGACAAAAATGCATTCACATTTGCAATGGTTCCATTGGCGAAAGTACCTACAAACCTAGGTGTTGAGTCAACTGTTGTTAACGACAAAATGAGTGGTCTGTCTATCTCTATGAAAGAGTTTTATGATGGACGTACTAACCAACGTATGGTGCGTTTCGACGTATTGTATGCATGGTTAGAAACATACCCACAAATTGCTGCTCGTATTCTAGGTTAATATAAATATAAAAGGAGACTATCATGGCTATTGCTACAACAATTAATAAAACATCGTTGCTTCAAAACAACGCTAATCCACAACCAGACACACTACGTAACACATTCAATGTTGTTACACTAGCTGCAGCTGGCACAGTTCAGGCTGATGCTACTGCAATTGGTAACGTAGCGCCTTTCGTTATCGTAAGCAATAATACTGCTGCTAACGGTTTGGTTTTACCAGCAGCTGCTTACATCGGACAGGAAATTACTATCTATCCAGCATTGATTACTAATGCTCCTAAGATATATCCTCCAGTAGGCGGTACTATCAATTCTGGTGCAGTAAATGCTTCAGTTGCGACAACAGCTCGTAAAGCGGTGCAATACACCTCTATTGACCGTACTGGTCTAAACTGGGTAACTAACGGATTATAGGAGTTATTATGACAATTAAGAAAACAGAGACTAAGACTATTGAAGAACGTAAAGAAGAAGCACAAAAGATTGCTGACACTATTGTTCCTAAAAGTGCAGGCGCATTGCTAGAAGCTGCTCGTAAAGCAGATACTCGTGCAGAAGCTGACGCACAAACTAACAAAACAACTGACCCTAATGAAGTTAATATTGTTAAGCAACTTGACCCTGAAACTGAGGCTCAACTAACTGCTAAGCAAAAGCCTATTTCTGATGCAGAGTACGAACGCCGTACAAAGCTAGATGTAAGTGATGCTAACTATATTAATCCTTCTCTAGAACACGGTAAATAAAAATGGCATATACCGCCCTAAATCTAATAACTGATGTGTTGCTAGATATGGGCGTTATTGCTGATGAGCAAACTCCTACGGCTTCACAGGCTGTGGGAGCGCTCACAAAGCTTAACGACCTTATTGAAGCTTGGAATCTAGACACACTGAAAGTATACGGTGCCAAGCAGTATATCTTACCTCTGGTTCCAAATCAGGGGACATACACGATAGGTACAGGCGGTAACTTAGATGTGCCGCGCCCTATTCTTATTACAAAGGCTTTTATTCGTCAAAACACCGGTGTTCCTGCTAATCAATATGATTACCCTGTGGAAGTGTTGACTAACGAAGAATGGTCTGAATTACCAAACAAAGCTATAACGGGGACATTTCCTTATGCTGTTTGGTTTAATGAAACATATCCATATATTCAATTAAACGTATCTCCGGTTCCTACGGGGAGCAATTACAGTCTGATTTTTTGGGCAGACGGTATGGGCGGAGAGTTGACTTTAAATACAACTCTCCAACTGCCTCCGGGATATAAACGTGCGCTTAAATACGCTTTGTTTATGGAGTTAGCACCGGGTTATCAGATTGAAACACCTGCAGCTATTGCAGCTTTAGCATCATCATCAAAGCATCAAATTGATGTATATAACTTACAACTAAACGAATTAAATATAAACCGTGGTTACTGGTTTGACATCTACTCTAATAGAATAAGGGGCTAATTTTGGAAGCAGGGGTAGTCGGAGGTAGTTCACAAGAACTTTCTTTACCGTTTAACGCGGAAAGAACCGTCAATATGTACGCAGTTGTAGACCAGCGCGGCAAGAAACCTGCATCATTATATGCAAGACCGGGTAATAATCTATTCGCTACTGTTGGTGTTGGTGCAGGACGTGTGGGATTTGCATCTACTAATGGTCGTGTGTTCGTAGTATCTGGCGCTGTTTTATATGAAGTAAACGTTGATGGAACAAGTATTTCACGCGGTAGCTTATTACAGAGCGCAGGCAATATAACTGTTGCAGAAAACGGTTTTCAACTAGCTATATGTGATGGAACTGATTTATATATCCTGAAATACTCTGATAATACATTCCAGCGTGTGGTTAGTGCTAACCTTCCAAGTGCTGCAAGTGTTATATTTCTTGATGGTTATTTCATTGTTAACCGCGCATTAAATAGCGGTATCTTTCAAATATCTGCACCTTATGACGGAACTACATGGGCTGCATTAGACTTTGCAACTGCCGAGTCATCACCTGATAGCTTGGTTAGGGTTGCTAATATCTATGGTCAATTATGGTTGTTTGGTGCGTTTTCTATAGAGATATGGAGCAATACAGGTGCTGCATCATTCCCATTTCAGAGGGTTAATAGTTCTGCAAAGCTTTCTGTTGGTACTGTAGCCCCTTTTTCAGTGTTAGAACTGGATAATACGGGCTATTGGATAGGTAAAGATATAAACGGTGTTGGTATAGTATATAAAGCTAATGGATTCACTCCTGAGCGGGTTTCTACTGAGCCTATTGAGCTTAGATTGCAGAGTGCGCCAGACCCTTCGTCATTAAAAGCTTTAGCATATCAGGAAGCAGGGCATATATTTTACATGATAACAGGCGGCGGCATGGAAACTGCGCTTGTGTTGGATATTTCAACTAAATTATGGTCTGAATGGTCTTATCTGAATAGTTTTGGTGAGTATGAGCTGCCACTGACTAACTATTTATTCTTTGCATTTGGTAAAACGCTAGGATTAGACAGAAATAACGGCAATATTTATCATCAAGCACAGCAATATTATTCTGATAATGGTGATGAAATAGCAAGGGATAGGACATTCACGCATATATTTGATAACGGCAATCCTTTCTTGATTAAGAATTTGACAATTAACTTTGAAACAGGTGTGGGTAATGCAAACCTGCCAGACCCTAAAGTTATGCTATATCTATCAAATGATGGCGGGCGTTCATTCTATACTTATTTTGAATGCCAATTAGGTAAAATAGGTAAATTCCTATCACGTGTTGTATTCTGGAGATTAGGTCGTCATAGACAATGTACTTTCAGAGTAAGGGTAACTGATGCAGTTAAATGCGTTATAACCGGTGGGAGTTTTAACGACTGATGTTTAATGAAGCGCCAATTTCGGAGAGAGTAGTAGATGAAAATGATAAGGCACGTCCTGCATGGGTTGAGTTCTTTTCGCTATTAACTAGAGGTGATATAGGTACAACATGGAATCCAAACATAGTCAATTTAGGCTCTGTTGGAGCGCCGACAATTACAGGTGTTTATTACCAGAATAATGGATTTACAGACTTTGCTATAAAGATAGTTCCTACAACTAATACAAGCTCTGTGTTGGGCAGTACATCAGTATTATTGCCGTTTAACGCTACGGTTGATACAGGTGCTTTTGTTATAGCAGGAAATACATCATCAACAGCAATTGTTAACTCATCAAGTGATACGTTGTTCTTTCCTACATGGACTAACATAACAAGTACAATAAGTATTACAGGACGAGTAAAGAACTAATGGATTATTTGAATTAATTTAGCTAATATAATTACGGGGAATTTATGGAAGAAGAACTGCAAGAAACGTCTAATACACCAGAATCTGCAGGACGCGGGACTGATACGGTATTAGCCCACATGTCACTAGGTGAAATTGTAATCCCTCGTGCAGTGCAGGATGACCCAGAAGTCCAACAGATGTTACAAGCTATCTTTGAGAAAGCAGGTGCTAATATCAATGAATTTACTGTTGGTGACCAAGCAAACAAGATTAACCCTGAAACAGGTTATCCTGAGTTTGGTTTCGGCTCTTTCCTGAAGAAAGCGTTTAAAATTGCAGCTCCGTTAGCTTTGTCTTATTTCGGTGCGCCTGCTGTACTTGGTTCAACTACTTTGGGCGGTGCATTAGCTGGTGGTGGTATCGGTGCATTGACAGGTGGTGGATTAGGTGGTGCTTTACAAGGTGCAGCATTAGGTGGTTTAGCTCCTAACCTTAAAGATATTGGTTCTTATGCTAGCGGTGCATTAAAAGATTTCGGTAATGCTAGCGGTTTAAGTGATGCTTATAATACAGCTTCTGGTGCGTTAGGTAATGCATATAGAGGGATTTCAGACGCTATTGGCGGTGCTTATAACGGCAGTGCTTTACAGGATGTTTACTCCAGCGGTAGTAATGCTTTAAAATCTATTACTGGTTTGGGTGAAAGTACAAGCAATATTGGTTCTGCACCACAAATAACAGGCGGTGGTGGCTCATCTTATTCAGGCGGTTCAGGAAGTATAGCAACTGATTTCGGTAATCAATCACGAGATATTTTAAACAATGCCGGCACAGGTGGATTAACATCTAGTCTGGCAAGCAATCCATCAATATTAAATACAGGAGCAGACGTGGCAAAATCATCAAATAGTTTCTTATCACCGGCAGTAAGTGCATTGCTAGGAACTTATTCAAACAACAAAGCAGAAGATGCTTTATTGTCTCAACAACGTAACAATCAGGCGTTGCTATCACCTTATTTGAACTTCAAGTTTGACTCTACTGATTTGCAGAATGACCCGGGTTATCAGTTCAATCTATCACAAGGCAACCAAGCCCTTGATAGACAACAACTTGCAAAGGGTGGTTATTTCTCAGGTAATGCGTTGAAAGAAGCTCAAACATTCGGACAAGGTCTAGCCGATAATACATACAACACAGCGTTTAATCGTGCATTACAAACTAATGGTGCTGGTTTACAGGGTGCATTAAGCATGGCTGGTATTAATGATAATATTGGTAATATTAAAGCTAATTCAGTTACTAACACTGGAAACCTTTATAGCGGTGCTTTAGGTTCTATATTACCGGGTAATTCATTCGATAACACAGGTGCTTTGCAGGGCGGTGCTGGGAATGATATTCTAACACAGCTTTTAAGACTCCAACAGAAGCAAGGAAGTATATATGGCAGTTGATTTAAGCGTATTTGGCAGACAAAAGACCGTTATTGACCAACAGCAATTGCAGGCAGCGTTTGAGGCTAAGAAACAAGCTCAACAGTTGCAAGCATTGGGTACTGTTGCGGCTCTACAGCAACAATTAAGTCCGCAGCTAAGTCCTAAAGACCTTATTGGTTATCAAATGCAAATGCAGAATCATCAGGATGCTATGGATATTAAAAAGCAATCTATGGCAAGTACTGATGCTTATAGAAATGCTACGCTTGACGCAAAGAAAGATACTAAGCAGGAAAAAATAGACCAAAAGAAGCTTGTAGACCAAAATCTATTAAGTACTGCATTAAGCGCAAATCAAGAGCAGATTAACAAGATTAACGAGCTGTTTGACCCTGAAGGCAATTTGAAAGAAGATGTCGCAGCTAACTACGGAACAACACTAGGTATGCAGTTGCCAGTTGTTTTTCAAAGCACTGCTGATGCTCGTTCTAAGTTAAATAATGTAAACGCTAATAGTTTTATTAGAGCTTTGGGAGATATGAAAAGTCAGTCTGCTACAGGCGCTAGTGGCCTAGGTGGTTTATCAGAGAAAGAAGGTGATAAAGTTCAAGCTGCTTCTAATGCTGCTGCAGATACTCGTCAATCTCCAGAGTCTGCAAAGGCGAATTTTCTAGCATACAAAAAGAGCTTAGAAGACAGTAATACAAGACTGCAGAATGGCTTTTATAATATCTATGGGGCGCAAACTGGTAATGTAGGATTGCCCTCAACTGGTACATCTCCAGTAGCACCAACTGCTGCACCCGCAGCTCCTCTTACAGCAATAGGAGCAAACGGACAAAGACTTCAACTAATAAACGGAGCATGGCAACCTCTATGATTCCAACGCCACAACTATTAGCTAGTTTAGAACAAAAGAACGGTTTGCCGCAAGGCCTGTTATCTGCTGTTATGCAGCAAGAAAGTGCTGGTAATCCTAATGCTGTATCACCTATGGGCGCAAAAGGTGCGTTTCAATTTATGCCAGAAACGGCAGCGCAATACGGAATAGACCCATTTAATCCAGAGCAAGCAGCAACCGCCGCAGCTCAAATGTTTGGTGAGTTATCTCAGAAATATCAAGGCGATATACCTTCAATGCTTGCCGGATATAATTGGGGACAGGGTAACGTAGACAGAAAAGGCTTGCAAAATGCGCCTGAAGAAACAAGGAATTATATAAAGAAGATTCAACCACAACTTGGCCAGCAATATGCAGATAGCGGCCAGATTATGAATGATGCTAGCAATATTCCGCCATTACCTGAAGGATTTACTTTAGAGCAGCCTACAGCAACACCTTCTCAGGGTATTCCACCTTTGCCAGAAGGCTTTGTTCTAGAGTCTGAAGTACAACAACCTGCTTCGCAACCAGTAACACAAGAACCTTCTTTAATGGAGACGTTTGACCAATCTCCTTTTATGGGGCGTATGCAAGCTGATTTCGCTAAAAGAAAACAACAAGCTAATGCTATTGCTAATGCAGACCAGTCAGGTATAGAAAACCTAATCCAAACTGCAGGACTAGGCGTTAATCTCTTGGGTGACGCGGCAGGTAATGTTATAGGTTCTGGTGTAAGATATATAAATGAAGCTATTCCAGATAACTTGGTTAAACGCACGCTTGTTAATGGTGCAACTAATCTAGCTACCGACAATCCAGTATTGCAAGCTTTCGGTGAAGGTGCTGGTGCTGTTAGCGAGTTCGCAAAAGAACATCCAAGATTAGCACGTAATCTACAAGCAGTTGGCTCTCTAGGTAACGTGTTGCCTGCAGTGGGTGCAACTGAGAAAGCAGTTCAAGGTGGTTTATACGCTGCAGAAAAAGCAGGTTCAGGTGCAGCTAAAGTAGCTGCTGCTCCAGTTAAGGGCGTTGCATTAAGGGCTAAAGGATTTAATGCGCTAGCTGGTGATGACTTAAAAGCTCTTGTAAGAGAAGAGGGAAAGAAAACTACTGCAGCCTATAAGGCGGTTGATAAAACTGGTACTGTAGTTAGCAAAGACTCAACTAAATCGCTGCAAGATAAAATTAATTCTAAGTTGGCAGAAACAGACTTAGATGCAGAGTTCCAGCCTAAGACTATTGCAGCTTTGCGCGTGTTAAAAAACAACATTAAAGACAAGGCAACTGGTTCAGGTCAAATAAATTTGGGTAAATTAGACCAATTTAGACGTTTACTAGGACGTGCAGTATCACCGGAAGATAAGTTGGTTGCCGCACAGTTGCGTGATGTTTTAGATAATCATCTAGATGACTTAGCAGATACAGATTTAGTTGGTGGTACAAAAGATTCTATTAATGCTTTAAATGAGGCAAGAGCTACTGCTTCTCGTGGTTTTGCAGTAGAGAAAATAGCTAAGATTATTAAAAAGGCTGATGGAGATGATAACGCTATTCGCAAAGGTTTTACCAAGTTTTTAGAGGACGATAAGAATTTACGAGGATTTAGCGGCGCAGAAATAGAGGCGTTCAAACAAGCGTCTAAAAACACTGGCGCTCAGGCTGTTGAAAAGTTCATAGGTAGATTCGGTATTGATGGCAAAGGCGGTGTATTGCCGACTTTAGCTGCTAGCACTACTGCTGGTGTTGGGTCGTTAGCCGTTCCTGCCGCTATTCCTGCCGTTGTTGCAGGTACCGCTGCTAAATACACAAGAAAGCTTGCAGCTAGAGGAGATGCCCAGAAAGCGTTAGAAACTGTCTTAAATAGAAAAGTAACTAAAGAAGAATTACAGAAAGCATTTGAAGCTAGAAAGGGGAATAAATAGCTATGAGGCTAAATAGCACTAACAAAGAAATTGTAAATTTAAGCTCGCCATATCTATCCATCATAACCATATATTAACACACTTTAACAATTAAATCAACTTGAAAAACACAAAATAATAATATAGGATTTCCACCATGTCAGTATTGCTTTTACCGCCAATCTTCCAGTTCTTTGATGACAATGGCGACCCATTAGCAGGCGGTAAGATTTACACTTATGCTGCTGGAACAACCACACCTCTTGCAACTTACACAAGTAATGTTGGTAATATAGCTGCTCCTAACCCTATTCAGTTAGATGCTGCAGGCCGTCCAGAGTCAGGTAGTGGTGCTATTTGGGGCGAAGGTGCTTATAAGTTTATCGTATTTGATGCTAATAACGTTCAAGTTGGTGACGTTCTAGATAACGTAGTTTCATTCAATTCACTTGTAGATGCTGCTAACGCTTATGCTGAAACATTCTCAGGTAATGGCGTACAAACAGTATTTACTACAAGTCAGACACTAGGCACAGAAGAAAAAGGCTTGATGATTTTCATCAATAACGGTTTACAGCAGATTGTAACTAACGGTGATTTCGCTACAGATACTGTATGGAGTAAGGGAGCGGGTTGGACTATTGGCTCGGGCGTTGCAACGGCCACAGGCGCTATTTCTACAGCTATATCACAAGTTCCAACTATTCCGCTGGTAATAGGACAAGCTTATTCAGTGGTTTATACTATTCCTACTTTATCTGCCGGTACGCTAACAGCTTCACTTGGCGGACAATCCGGCACTCCAAGAACTGCAACAGGTACTTATCGTGAAGTAATTATCGCTTCTAATACCACTCCTATTGCTTTCACAGGCGCTGGTTTCACAGGTACGCTAGATAATGTTTCTGTTACTGCAGCGGTATCTGCTGGTGGTGATTTAGTTCCTGTAACTGGATATACTATTAATGGAACAACATTAACATTTGCCTCACCCCCTCCAATTGGTGTGAATAATATTGATGTTCGTGCACCTTCTTTATTGTTAGGCGCAGCATCACAGGCAGCTTCATTGGCGCAAGTATACGCAGCTCAGGCTTTAACATCACAGAACGCAGCCGCAGCAAGTGCTGCAAGTGCTGTTGCTTACCAGACTAAGAATAAATGGACATATTCTACTAACCCTGCAATGGCAGACCCTACAAGCGGTTTTGTTCGTTTCAACAACACAACTATTTCACTATCAACGGCTATGGCTATTTCTGACTTATCCAGTGACACGGGTTTGCCAGATTTAAGCGCATGGATTAATACATGGGATGATGGCGCAGGTTCAAACAGAGGTACTCTTTATATATTCAAAGATACTGCTAATTTTGCACTATTTACAGTGAATGCTGCAAGCGTTGATGGCGGTACATGGAATCAAGTTTCTATTGTATATCTAAGCGGAGCTGGTTCTTTTGTTAACGGCGACCCTTTATATTATGGTTTTGCAGCTTCTGGGCAAACATCTGTTGTAGGTGGTATTACTGCTTTAACAGGCGCAGTGACTGCTAGTGGTTCTGGTTCTGTAGTTGCTACAATTGCTACGGATGCTGTAACAACAGTTAAGATTTTAAATGATGCTGTTACTACTGCTAAGATTCTAAACGCTAACGTAACCAATGCTAAGCTTGATACAACAGGTGTTTCTGCGGGTTCTTATACATCTGCTAACATTACAGTGAATGCTCAAGGTAGAATTACAGCGGCAGCTAACGGTTCTGGTTCTGGTGGTGGTTTAACTGTAATTGGTACATCTACACCAACAGGAGTTGCCACGGTTACTTTCAGCTCCATTCCACAGACATATAGAGGTTTATATCTTGTATGGGATAACTTGAGCAATGTTTCTGCTACACGTAATTTGATTGTTAGAGCAGATGAAGGTAGTGGGTTTACTGCGAATTCTCAGGCAAAGAAATTCAGTTCTACTACATTTACAACTTCATCAGGTACTGATTTACTTCAAACCTCAGCTACTCTTACTTCGGCTGCAGATTCTATATCTGGTTTTATAAAAATCCTTCCATATCAGTCAATGACTATGGCTGCAGCTCTTTTAGGTGCTGCAAGGGAATATACAGGCATGTATTATGACTCTGCCACAGGCGTGTTCGTACAGCTTAACGGCTTCCTAATTAACAACGGCGCAAGTGATGTTGGTGTAACCGGCCTTAGACTGGAATGGAACTTATCAGGTAACTTCGATGCAGGAACAGTAACTTTATATGGGATAAACTAATGATTGAACAAATTATAGATTGTAAAACAGGCGAGATAGTTAACGTAGATTCGGAAACTGGATTCGTAGTAGAAGTAATTCAAGAAGCAACAACCAACGGAGAAGAAGATGAAACTATATGATTTAGGTGTAACTGCAGTATTATTGACGTTCCTGATTGGCGCGCTATTCGGTACTGCTATTGAAGAAGAAAGAGACGTAATTGACGTTGTAAAAACAAAAGATAAGGAATAACCATGCAAACATATACTAAAGTAATTACAGCTAACGGAAACTATCCAATTGGCACAACTGCAGGAACAATATCGCTTGTTCAATCTGGAACGGGAACATGGGCGCTTAACTACAGCCCTGATAACGGTACTACGTTAATTCCTATGAGAGACCAAGGTGGCGCTGTTGTAACAGGTACTGCAAGCGGTGGATTCAACTATCAGCTAGCTAACGGTACCAGCAATACTAATGCCTCTGGTGCTTTACAGGTTTATGTAACTGTAACTGGTGCAAGTGGTTTGACTCTAACGGTATATGTTCATGGTTAATTCAATTATATCCAATCCTGTTTGCAATCCAGTTTGGAATCCAGTTTCTAATGCTGCTGGAAGCGGTGACTTAGACGTAAATAGCTATGCTTCCCGTGTTGCGGCTAATGGTGGAACTATATCTCCTTCCGCACTTGCAGAGGTTAGTAAGTTTATTCTAGGCACTAAAGCAGACGGTACATGGTCTAAACTATATGATGTTGGATTATTTGTAGGCGTTGGAAATAGACAAGCAGCTAATGTTAAAATCAAAGCTTTCCCGGGTAGTCCAAGTACGTTTGTAAGCAATGGGTTTGTTGATGCTGATTTCACCTCAACTGGTGCAAGTGCTGGTTTGAAAGGTGATACAACAGGAACTAAATATCTAGAATGTGGATGGTTTATTCCTAATCTAGTTATAGGCGATAATCATCTGGGTATTTATAACACGGTTGTTAATGATGGCAATAGAGCGCCATGCGGAGCTGTTATAGCGGGCTCAAGCGCATACTTCTTTATGCGTTCATCTCAAGCTGATGTTGGGCCGGATGGTTCAGATATTTCTCTTGGTAGAACTGCTGGTGGTAATAATGGCTTCAGAACAGGTTACACGTTTGGTTCTAATCAAGGTGGCAGTCTATATGGTAATATTAATAACTCACAAATATTTACCTCAGCTACTAGTGGCATTATGCCTGCTGACGTGATGATTCTATTTAACGTGAAAGTCAGTGGTGTTATTGCTGCTGCTCAAGCGTATAACGGAACTTTATCTTTTTATCATTCTGGATTAGGATTAACTCCTGCCGAATCTATATCGCTTGGTGTAAGGGTTAACACATTAATGACAGCTTTCGGTGCTAACAAATATTAGGTAATAATGGCTTCAATCAAGCATAAAAAGGTTAATACAGTGCCAGCTTGGAATCAGGCTGATTTAGATGCTGCTATTGCCGGAGCTGCTGCACCTCCTCCGCCGGGTACTTTAATATCTGGATTTACCACTACTCAAGACTGGAATGATGACCATGATATTGATTTATCTGGATTGATTTCTGCTGGTATGAACACAACTGTTACAGGTTCTGGCACCGCCGGAAGTCCTTTTGTTGTATCTACTATAGACGGCACAATAAACTCTGGTACAGCGGCGAATGCTTTTGGTGATTCATTTACTGTTGGAGTGGGCGCTAGTACTCCTAGCCTTGCATATATACCTTTATTGGCCGCTGATAAAGACTGGACAATCTCTAATTATGCTGTAAGTGGTTCTATGGCTGCAGACCAAGCTAGTGCTATATATGCGCAAACTATAGGAGATAATACAATATCCACCTATGGAATAGGTTTAAACGATGAGCGTATTTATTTTACTGACACTGGTAAGTTAAAGGTCTTTCAGTCTATTCATCAGGCAGAGCTTGCATATATGGCAATACCTAACGCAAATAAGGTGTTAGGTCTTTCTTCTGCTGTTACTTATACAGGAACATGGAATAATACGCTTGTTTATGGCTTGGGCAAATCTTCTTCTCAGTCTGGTGCTACAGCCGCATTTACATTATATGGAAGTAACCTGCTTATAGCAATGATTCAGCAGGATAGTAATATTGGTACTTATACAATAACTGTTGATGGTGTGTTGGTAGATTCTTACACCACGCTAGGCGAAGGACAGATACTTACTTTTCTTGGAACACCATACGCACCTAAGTTAATAGTAGTGCCTAACTTAACAGAGGGCGCTCATAATGTTGTAATTACTGTAACATCATCCGCACCCGGTGTAGTTTATTTTGATTGGGCGGCTGGAACTAATGATTCCCTTAAAGCTGGTGGCCCATCTGTATATGTATCTAACATAGTTCGTAGAACAGCAGCATCTTATACAATTTACGGTGGTAGTCCTGCTAACGTCATTACTTACAATGTGGCAATTAAAAATAACATAGCTTATCTTGCTTCGTTAGGACTAAACATAACTCTTGTTGATATAGCTTCAATGCTAAACATCACAACTGATTTAAGTGTTGATGAAACACATCCAAGTGATGCTGGGCATTCTAAAATCAGGGATGGATTTGTAACAGCTACTAATAGGTTAATATATCCACGAGAAAGACAGGTGGCACTAACACCTGTTATTAATCTTCAGTCAAATCTTCAAGAGCTAGGAGTATTTACTCAAGGCGCTACTGATGGCTGGCAGAGAAGGGTTTTGATAGATGACGAAGGGATAGAAGTTATTAATGGTAATGTTGAGGCAGATGCATTAATAACGAATGGAGGCACATCAAGCCAGTTCGTCAAAGGCAATGGCACATTAGATTCTTCGGTGTATATAACCTCTTCTGCATTAACTGGGTATGTCCCTTATACTGGAGCTACTACAAACGTTGATTTGGGCGCTTTCGGGGCAACCTCTAGCTATTATAGAACGCCATCTACGTTAGTTGAGGTTGGTAATACTAACACTATCGGCACAGGAACAAACCGCATTACTGTGGGTATTGGTAACTCACTGACGGCAAACAGCTCTTTTGCTATTGGGCAAACAAATAATATCACTGGTGCGTCTTTCGGTATCGGCTCTACAAATACAGTTAATGGTACAAATTCATTTGCTTTGGGTTCGGGAAATTTTTCCTATGGCATTGCTTGCGCTGCCATTGGCGCTAATGCTCAGGCAGGACAAGCAAGCTCCTTAAGTACTGCACTTATTGGTGCGGTGGGTGTTAACGCTAAAGCCTATACAGCTAGTGCTTTTTCTGTTGGTGTTTTAGCCACTGCTAACGCCCCCGCATCTTTAAATGTGTCTGCAACAGCAACAGGTTCGGTTTGCTTTCGTCCTAGTTTAGCTAGAATCCAAAACACGCTAAACCTGATTAACGGCAATACTAGCGCAGGTGATAACCTCAATCCACTAGAAAGATTGCATTCAACTGGCAATGTTCTTGCATCAAATATCGCAGTATTAGGCGCTGAGAAGGTTTCTAATCCTACATTCACAGGAACTACATCTTGGACTTATGGCGCAGACTGGGCAAATACGGGCGGTACAGTTGCGCAAAAAACAGGTACAGGAACTACCACGTTAACGCAAACTATTGCAAATATGGTTAGCGCTCCTGTTATAGGTGAGTATTATCAAGTCTCCTTTACCGTGGCAGCTTTTAACGCAGGTACGGTAGGTACAGTTGCTGAACTCAGCTTTAGCTATGCTGGTGTAAATATACTTAATTTCACAGGCGCTCCAAATGCTCTTACACAAGGTGCTAGCGGTGCGATAAGTTTTGTTATAAAAGCCGTAAATACAACAGGTGATTTAACATTTACACCTACTGCAAATTGCCGCGTTACTATAGATAATATTTCTATTAAGCCTATATTGGGCGGTGATTTACAAGCTATAGGCGGTTTAAAGTTAGCAACAGGCAAAACATCTTCTACTTCAGGAACTGGAACTTTAGTAGCTGGAACAGCAACAATAGCTACAACTGCGGTGGCTACTAATTCAATGGTATTTGCAACTTCTACAAACAACTCATTAACTAACGTAGGAGCCTTAACAGCGCCTTTATCTGGTATAACGGCAGGAACATCATTTACGGTAACAAGTACTAACGTATTGGACACTAGTACATTTAATTGGTTTATCATTAACCCGCTCTAGGAAAAGCATGGCATACGGAACAATAACACAACCTGTCTTTTGGGTAGATACACCGGCAGAACTAAGCCCTAGCTGGCCTGACATGTCTTTGGCATGGAGTAGAAGCGATAAAAGGCTATATGAATTAAGCTCTGGAGTATGGGAAATGGTCAATGATATGGCTCTAGTAGCTGACTGGATTCCTAGAATATGGGTAGGTAAAGCAAGAAAGTCTTTAGTTAAAGAAATTAATATTTCTGGTACCGTTGGTAGTTCTGGTAATGTAACTTTTGATTTAACTGATATAACCAATACTGCGTTATTTTCTACGGTATATAAAGAAAGTGCGAATTTCTGGATAGATAGCGCAGTATCTTACAACTTCTCTAACTATACTCTAGCGTCTGATAAAAAGAGCTTAACAGTAAAAGTATCGAACCCGATATTATCTGCACTTGTAATAGTATATGCAAATGCGCCTAGCGGAACGGTTGTAAATCTAACAATTAAAGGAGAATAAAATGAAACTTACTGAAAGAAAGCGCGGTATTTACATTAATAAAGATGTTTTTAGCCCTAAAGCATGGTGTGTTTTGTTATTCACAGGCTTTATGGGATTAATAGTTAGCATCAAAAAGGTGGTATAAATGGCACTTACAAACATTGAAAAGAAAATCCTACGCCGTGTTGTTAAAACAAAAACCGATGATGAGCAAGACGCTATCGGCCTTGATGACAACTTGGCTAAACAGCTCATTAAAGATTACTCTCTTGCAATGAATGCTAGTTTTGATACAGAGATGGCTATGATTGTAAATAGAGAAAATTTCTACACGCAAGGATTGCAGGAGATTTCTTTAGAAAAAGCTGATAGAATAAAATTAAACAACTGGACTAAAACAATAGGGGTATAATATGTTAGATATGATTTTTATAGTGGCGTTTCTGGTATTGGAAATATTGGCAGCAATTTCAATTCCATCAGGCAGAGTTAACTTAATAGCGGCAGGCTTAGCTTGCTATGCGGCTTCCTTGCTGGTGTAGGTAAATGTGGCATCTCCTAAAGACAGTATAAATTACTTATTGGGTCAAATTGACTCAAACGTAACCGTATTAGTTAAAAACCAAACCGTCATCATGGAAAACCAAGAAGATTACGAGGAAGATACTAAGAAGCGTTTTGAGGTGCTAGAAAGAGAGATTAAAGAGCTGCAACATTCCAGAATGTATATTAAAGGCGTTTGGGCTGTTATATCTGCTTTATTTGGCGTAATAGGCGGGTTACTGCCTAAATTATTCTAAGGATAGTATGTTGATTATAGATTGGATAAATAATGCAGCAGAAGCAATAACAGGGGTAACAGTAGCAGGAACTGCATTAAGTACTTCAATTATAGCTTGGATTGTTTTCTGGACGCGCATGGCTAAGCTAATCCCCACAGAATGGAACAACCCGTTTCTTGCAATAATATTTAGAACTTTGAATCTTTTATGCCGTATATTAGGATTTGACTGGCCTGATATTGCAAAAATAGACTGGAAGAATATGCGTGTTATTACTAAGCAGGAATTAACAGCTAATCAGGTAGTTGCAGCAGCAGTGGTGCCAGAAGCTATTGTTGAGAACCCACAACCTCCTGCAACATTAGATGAGGACAAAAATGATTCAACAATATAGGATATATATTATAGTTGTAGGTGTGATTCTATTAATAGGCAGCGTATACGCTTATGGCGTGCACAATGCTAATAAGAATTGCGAGTTAAAAAGACTGGAAGAAGAACAACAGCGTCAAGAACAACAGAACGAGTTCCAGAGTAAATTGCAAGCAAAGAGCGAGATTATTGAGAGTTTAAATACCCAGCTACGCAAGAAAACAG